TCGCCGGCCGGTCGCGGCCGGCGAACCTTCCGCGCCTGCCGAGACGGAAGCGGTCGCCCCTGAAGCCGACGCTTGGGCGCCGGATTGGCTGGCGGCCGAGGCGCGCGAGATTTGGGGGCGGCTCGCGCCCGAGCTGCAGCGCAACAACCTGCTCAAGTCGCTCGATGAGCTCACGTTCGGCCGCTACTGCGAGAACTTCGCCCTGTGGCTCAAGGCGCGCAGCGCGCTGGCGGCCGGCGACCTGGTGAAGACGACGTCGAGCGAGCACGTCACCATGGAGCGCCTCGACAAGAACCTGCAGGCGATGCTCCTGCTGGAAAAGCGCTTGGTCGACCTCGAGGACCGCTTTGGCCTCAACCCGTCGAACCGGCAGCGGATCTACGCCCAGCGCGCCGCCGGCGCAGGCGCGGGGGCCGGCTTGCTCCCCGGCGAGCTCCCGCTCGATAAACCAGCGAAGTCCTCGACGCCCGCGGTGGGTTTCCTGCAGTAGCCGGTGGAGTACTGGTTTGACGAGAAGGCGGCGGACGCCGCCGTCGGGTTTTTCCGCGACCACCTGAGGCTGACCGAGGGGGAATGGGCAGGGAAGCCGTTCGTCCTCGAGCCCTGGGAAGAACGCGATATCGTCCGCCCCACGTTCGGCTGGAAGCGCCCGGACGGGACCAGGCGCTATCGGCGGGTCATCGTCTGGGTGCCTCGGAAGAACGGCAAGACGGAGCTGGCCGCCGGCGTCGGGCTGATCATGCTGCTGGGCGACGGCGAGCCGGGCGGCCAGGTGCTCGCGATCGCCGCCGACCGGCACCAGGCAGGCATCGTTTTCAATAAGGCCACCAACATGGTGCGGATGAGCGAGACGCTCGCCCCGCGCCTCGACTGCCTTAAGACCAGCATCTACTCGCCGGACCTCAACGCCGCGTTCAAGCCGCTTTCCGGCACGCCGGAGGGCAAGCACGGCCTGAACATGTCGGGCATGATCGGCGATGAGGTCCACGAATGGGTGGACGGCCGGCTCTACACCTTCGTGCACCAGTCGTCCGGCGCCCGCCGCCAGCCGCTGGAATTTCTGATCTCCACCGCCGGCGAAATGAAAGGTTATGGCTGGGAACTCTGGGACTACTGCCAGAAGGTGCTCGACGGAACCATCCAGGACGACGAGACGCTCATCGTCATCTACGCGGCCGACCGCGACGACGCCTGGGACGACCCCGCGACCTGGCGCAAAGCCAACCCGAACCTGGGCGTGAGCGTCAAGGAATCCTACCTCGCCGCCGAGTGCGCCCGGGCGAAGGAGCTCCCGCGGCTCGAGAACGATTTCAAGCGCTACCACCTGAACATCTGGACCGAGCAGGCCGTCCGTTGGATCCCGCTCGACCGATGGGACCAGTGCAAGGGGCCGTGGTCCTGGACCGACATGGCCGACGAGCTCGCCGGCGAAGAGTGTTACGCTGGTCTCGACCTGTCGCAGACGCAGGACCTCACGTGCCGGATGCTGGTCTTTCCGCCGACCAGCGAGCGCATCTTTTGGGCCTACCTGCCGCGGTTCTACGTGCCCCAGGCCAAGATCGCCGAGCGGTCGCGCCGCGACCGCGTCCCCTACGACCAGTGGGCGAAATCCGGCGCCCTCCAGGTCACCGACGGCAACGTCGTCGACTATGGCTTTGTGAAAGAGGATCTCCGCCGCGACGCCGAGGTGTTCCGTTTCCGGCAGGTCGGATTCGATCCCTGGAACGCCATGCAGGTGATGTTGGACATGCAGGGCGAGGGAATGCCCGTCGAGCAGGTCCGCCAGGGCTACCTGACGCTGAGCGGGCCATCGAAAGAGCTCGAGCGCCAGGTCCTCGACGGCGATCTCGCCCACGGCGGTCACCCGGTGCTGCGCTGGTGCGTGGGCAACGTGGCGATCGAGACCGATCCGGCGGGCAACATCAAGCCGAGTAAGGCCAAGTCGACGGAGCGCATCGACGGGGTCGCCGCCCTGGTGACCGGCCTGGCGCTCGCGATCCGCGATGAGGGGAGCCCCGACATGACCCTCACCGGCGATTCGATCATGGTCATCTGACGTGCGGCTGCGTCCTCACGACTTCAGTTCGATCGGAGTTTCGGCGAGCGAAGCGCCGGCGCTGGCGCCCGATCCGTTCAATCCGAGGTTCTGGGGCGCGGCGGTCGGCACGAGCGCGTCGGGACAGGCCGTCACGGCGGAAAGCGCCCTGCAGCTCGACGTGGTGCAATCGGTGCTCGAGCGCCTGGGCGGCACGATCAGCACCCTGCCGCTGCAGGTGTTCCGGCGCACTGGCGACGAGACCCGCGAGGTCGCCCGCGACCATCCGCTCTACAAGGTATTGCATTCGCATCCGGGGCCCGGCTGGACGCCGCAGCTATTCCGCGACGAGCAGGCCCGCGGTCTGGCGTTTTACCGCAACGACCTGTCGATCATTCGCCCCGCGGCCGACGGCGGTCCGGTGGGATCGCTCGAGCGGGTGCATTGGAGCCGGGTCCAGCGCGTTCGCCGCGGGGCCGACGGCCGAATCTACTACGACGTGCGGCGCCTCGGGATGGCGGCCGGCGTCGACACCTACCGCGACGACGAGGTCTGGCACGTCAAGAAGGCGCCGCTCACCTCCGACGGTCTGATCGGCCAGCCCGTCTATCAGACGGCGCGCGAGGTCCTCGCCACGGCCCAGGCGGTCCGCGAGTTCGGCAACCTCTACTTCGCCAACGGCGGTTCAGGCGGCGGCTTCTTCAAGCACCCGTCGAACTTCAAGACGGTCGACGAACGGGACAGGTTCCTCGAAACGCTCCGCGCCGGGGGCACCGGCCTCAACCGCCATCGCGACCGGTTGTTGCTGAATGGCGTCGAGTATCAGCAGAACAAGGTCGCCAACGACGAATCGCAGTTCATCGAGACGCGAAAGCTGGCCGCGGCCGACGTCGCCCGGATCTGGGTGATGCCGCCCCACATGGTGGGGATCATGGACAACGCGACCTTCACGAACATCGAACAGCAGTCGATCGAGTTTGTCGTCTACACGCTCGGGCCCTGGATTTCGGCAATCGAACAGTCCGCCGCGCTCGATCTGCTCGTCGGCGCCGACCAGGATGAGTATTTCGTCGAGATGAACGTCGCGGGGCTGCTGCGCGGCGACATCCAGGCCCGCTACAAGGGCTACGCGCAGGCCCGGCAGTGGGGCTGGTTCTCGGTCAACGACATCCGGCGCATGGAGAACATGCCGCCGATCGGCGACGCCGGCGACATCTACCTCTCGCCGACCAACATGACGCCGGCGGGCAAGCCGCTGGACGACACGGATCTGACCGAGACGCCCGAGCCCGACGAGGACGAAGCCCCCGGCAACCAGGAGACCGGCTGATGCGCGACGAGCTGATCACGGCGCGCCAGGTCGTCGGGGGTCTGGTGATGGAAGGAGGGTCGCAGATCCTCGCCATCGATGAGGCGCGGATCCTTCACGCGGCCCAACGGGCCTCCCGCGAAGAAGCAGCCGACGCGAACGCCGTTCGCGCGCCTACGTCGGTCGCCGTCATCCCGTTGTTTGGGGCCCTCTATCCGCGGGGCTTCGGCTGGGGGACGAACATGGAAGGCTTCCGGGCCCGGCTCGACCAGGCCGTGAACAACCCCGACGTCGGCGCGATCGTCCTCGACGTCGACAGCCCCGGGGGCACCGTGGCCGGCACGCCCGAGACGGCGAACGCCGTTCGCCTCGCTAATCAATCCAAGCCGGTCACAGCCGTGGTCGATAGCCTTGCCGCCTCGGCGGCCTACTGGATCGCCAGCCAGGCCGGCCAGGTGGTGGTGACGCCCTCCGGCGACGTCGGATCGATCGGCGTCCTGGCGGTGCATACGGACCTGTCGGCCATGCTCGAGCAGGACGGGGTCAAGGTCACGATTCTGCGCTCAACGCCCTACAAGGCCGAGGGCAATCCGTTCGAGCCGCTGACCGAGGCGGCGCAGGAAAGCGTCATGGGCGAGATCTCGCGCGCCCACGGCGACTTCGTCCGCGCGGTCGCGGCCGGGCGGAAAAAGTCGCAAGCCTACGTCGAGGAGAACTTCGGCAAGGGCCGCACCGTCTCCGCCGCCCGCGCCGTGTCGGCCGGCATGGCCGATCGCGTTGGCACCATGGCCGACGTCTTGGGCGCGATCCGCACCAAGAGCAACTTCCGCCGTCGCTCGGCGATGGCCTTCCTCTGATCGCCGACGAGGATCCGCGCCAGGCCGCCTATGCCCGCCAGGCCGCCTATGCCGCCTATCGCCGGAAATGGGCTGAAGAGGTCGCGGCGATGGAGCCCTATCGCCACCCGGAGGGCTCGCCCGTGACGTCCTACGCGGGCGACCCGCTGGCGCAGGATCCGGCCCGGGCCGACCCCATCCTCGGAGCGTCGCCGTGAAGCCTTCGAAGCGCAACATCGCCAACGCCAGGCGCAGGCGCGAGCAGCTCGGGGGTCGGAAGCCCGTGCTCAGCAAATACGCCGCCAAGGCGGCACGCCGCCAGGAGACGCAGCCGGCGAAATGATCTGAGTTCGGCGCCTTCGCCCAGCCCGGGGCCGAAGGAGCGCGCCGCTTCGCCCCGGGAAAGGACCCAGACCATGAATTTGAAGGAACTGCGCAAGGCGCGGGCCGACAAGGCTGCGCGTGGCAAGGCGGCGACTGCAGAATACAACGCGCTGTCGGCAAAGACCGACCGGACGGAGGCCGAAGACGGTCGCGTGGCCGCGCTGGACGCCGAGCTCGAGACGCTCGAGTCCGAGGTCGTCGCGCTCGACGAGCAGATCGCCGCCGAAGAGCGCCGCGCCCGCCGCGCCGGTCTGTTCGCCGCGCCGGCGATCGTCGTCCCCCACGGCGCGGCCGCCCGCACGGTGAACGAGCCCGGCCCGGGCACGGGCGGCTTCAAGTCGATGACCGAATTCGGGGCGGCCGTGATGAATGCATCCATGAATCGCGGCACGGATGCGCGCCTCACGGCCCTGGGCGCGCTCGAGCTCGGCGCGGCGCCCACCAACTTCGAACAGAACGTCGGCTCCGCCGGCGAAGGTTTCCTCGTGCCGCCCGACTATCGGACGGAGATCTGGAACCTCGTTTTCGAGGGAACCGACTTCATCGACATGTGCGATGGCGTCCGCACGAATTCCAACTTCGTGTCGATGCCGAAGGACGAGACTACCCCCTGGGGTGCGACCGGCGTCCAGGCGGCCTGGCGAGCGGAAGGGCTTCAGGTGACGCCCTCGAAGATCGCCATGGGTCAGAACACTGTCCAGCTGCACGAGCTCTTCGCATTCGTCGCCGCCACCGATGAATTGCTGGCCGACGCACCGCGCCTGCAGAACATGATGACCGTCCAGGCGGCCCGCGCCATCCGCTGGAAAGCCTCGGACGCCGTGATCTGGGGCGATGGCAACGGCAAGCCGCTGGGCTACCAGAATGCCGGCGCGTTGGTGGTGGTGAACAAGGATTCCGGCCAGCTCACCGGCACAGTATCGGTGAACAACCTGCTTACCATGATGAGCCGGCTGTTCCGGACCGGCGGGGGATCGCCCTTCTGGACGATCAACCCCGACGTGCTGCCCCAGCTCGGGCAGCTGACGATCGGCAACTTCCCCGCGTGGCTGCCCAATCCTCAGCCTCTGGTTGGCTCGCCCTGGGAGGGCACCCTCCTCGGCCGTCCGGTGATGTTCAGCGAGCACGCCCAGTCCCTGAGCACCCAGGGCGACATCAACCTGACGAGCCTCGACATCGGCTACATGCTGCTGACCAAGGCCGGTGGCGGCATCGACTACGCCGCCTCTATCCATCTGTGGTTCGACTACAACATCAGCGCCTTCCGCTGGGTGTTCCGCCTCGGCGGCCAGCCCTACCTCTCGGCGCCCGTGACGCCAGCGCACGGCTCGAACAGCAAGAGCCACTTCGTCACCCTGCAGGCGCGCTAGCGGCGCGCCGATCCAGCGATAACCCCCGCCGACCGTAAGCCCGGCCCCGCGGCGCGTACCGCCGCGGGAGCCTTGGCGGGCTTCCCTCAACTCATCGCGAAAGGCCGTTCCCATGGAACCGCAAATCAAGCCGTCCCAGCGGGCGGCCGTTATGGGCATCATCGCGCCCCAGTCCGCCACCAGCGTGCAGACCAGCGGCTGGATCGACGCCACCGTCTTCCACAACTATCTGGCGACCATCCAGACGGGCGCGATGACCGCGACGGGCACAGTCGACGCCAAGCTGCAGCAAGCGACGTCGAGCGGCGGCGCGGGCGCCAAGGACGTCGCCAACAAGGCGATCACCCAGCTGGTCGCGGCGTCGAATTCCAACAACCAGGTCGAGATCAACTTGCGGCAGGAAGATCTCGACCTCGCCAACGGCTTCAAGTGGTTCCGGCTGTCGATCACGCCGGCCACCGCCGCCTCGTTGATCGCCGGCCTGGTGCAGGGGTTCGACCCACGCAACCTTTCGGCGGACGCGAACGCCGCGACCTCGCAGGTCCAGGTCGTCGCCTAAGCCCTCCCTCCGGAGCGTCGAAAGGGCCGTCATGAAGCACGCCACCATCCTGGCGGCCCTGGCCGCGCTCGCCTGGTCCTTCGCTCCGGCTGCCGAGGCCGGCAGCCGGGGCGTCGGCAACAACAATCCCGCCAGCAGCGCGAGCGAGACCGTCACCGTCGATCCGACGACCGGCATCCCCGCCAACGTCGACGGAGCGGGGAACCAGCTCGTCAACTGCGCCGTCGGTTGCTCGAGCACCTCGGACTCGCACTCCGGCACGGCCACGATCACCGCCGCGGACGTCGGCACGACCACGGTGGCCGGCCAGAGTGGCGTCACCCTGGTCGTCGGCACGCCGACCGCGAACAGCTTCCAGCGCTACGCGCTCAACGGCAATTCGTCGGCGACAATCACCGTCACCGGCACGTTCACCGCGACGCTGGCGATCGAAACGTCATCGGACGGCGTCACCTACGGGCCCGCGTCCGGCAAGATCCTCGGCTCGTCGCTGACGGCCAACTCGATCACCGCGCCCGGCGTCTTCCGCGTCGACGTGACCGGCATGCAGTACCTGCGTGTCCGCGCCACGGCCTACACCTCGGCGCCGACGCTGTATGTGACGGGATCGGCGGCCGCCGGGCTCACCCAGGTCATCAACCCCCTCCGGCTGACGGACGCGAGCGGGAACGCGGCGACGATCACCACCGGCGGCGCGCTGAACACCGCCGCCGCGATCTCGCCGCTGGGCACCAACCCGACGAGCACCCTGACGCTGACGTCGACCACGTCGGCCTATTCGTCCGGCCAGCTCGTCGCCAGCAGCGCCACCGCCGGCAGCGTCGTCGTGCCGTCGTTTGCGATCGCCACGTCCGCCGGGTCGGCGGCGATCTCGCGCCTGCGCCTGGCCACCAACGACAGCACCAGCACGGCCTGGGGCGCGGTCACCCTCGCGATCGACCTGTGGAGCGCCGCGCCTACCTTCACCAACGGCGACCGCGGCGCCTTCGCGGTCGCCACCGGCACGGCCGGACACCTGGGCACCTATAGCTGCACCATGTCGGCCGAGTACGGCGACGGCGCCTACGCCGAGTGCGGGCCTGCGGTCGGAACCTACAGCCTACCCAAGCTGGCCTCCGGGACATCGGTCTTCTGGACGCTGCGCACCACCGCTGCGTCGGGGACCACCGGAGCCTCGAAGGTCTGGACCCTGACGGCCGAGCTGCTGAACTGACGATGCCGCGCTGGGGCTTGATCTGCGCCCTCATCGCGGGGCTGTTCGGCGCGTCTGCCAGCGTGGCGGAGACGCCGGCGGAATGGCTGCTGCAGTTCGTCAGCCCAACCGTTAGCCTCGTCCCCGGCGACATCGCCGCCATCCAGATCGGCTCCTCGATCGCCACGGCGAGCCCCACCTATGGCGGCTTCTCGCCGATCGACACCCAGACGCCGTCAGACCTGACGGCCCCCTGGATTATCGAGGCGACGTTCCTCACCACGACGCCGAATGGCTCGCTGGCCAACTACGGCACCGGGCCCCAGTCCTCCTGCGCGAACAGCGCGGTTGTCGTGCCGATCGCCTGCCCGTTCTACGCCGCGCCCAACCTGTCGCTCAGCGTCACCAGCCCGACGAACCAGTGCACGGCGTCCCTGGTCGCCAACGCCTGCACGGTCGGCTCGACGACCCGCAAGATCATTCCGACGGCCTATCTGCGCGGCTCGGGGCCGGCGTTCGCCAAGCCGACCGAGAATGCATCGGGCGGCAACGCCATCGTCGATTTCGCCGCCAGCGACTACACCTATCTTCAGGACACGGTCGCCAGCGCGAGCGCGCTGACGGGCCTCTGGAAGGGTACGGTCTCAGGCTCGCTCACGAGCCTCCCGCCCTCCAATCAGTCGATCTCCTCGGGGCTCAGCAACACGTCTGGCCGGTCGCACGACACGCCGGTCTGCTCCTGGGTGGGAGAGCCCGCGCGCTACATCCCCGCTGGGGCATCCTTCGCCGTCGGCCTGAAGTGCTACCACGAGCGCGGCGTGGGTGGTGTCGTGCTGACGGCCTATAGCGGCAGCAACCCGACCGGCGTCATCCACACGGTCGTCAGTCAGACGGCCCCCAACTTCCGCCAGCGCTTCGCTTCATGCACGCTGACGAACGGCTCCAACAGCGTCTTCTGCCCTGGCGGAGTGTCGATCTTCCAGCTTGGCGACCGCATCGGCGTCCCCGGCTGGTCCTACTCCCCGCCGATCCTCTCTTTCCCCGACAGCACCCATTTCACGATGGGCACCAAGCTGGTCGCGACGCCCCAGAGCAACGGCTCCGAGAACATCACCGCCGTCGACTCGTCCAACCCTCTCGGCACGCACGGCCTCTCCATCGCTGAAGGCGTGTTCGCCGGCTCGACGAACCTGGCGGACGCCAACCTCTCGGCCGGGACGATCACAATTGTCGCCCCGACGACGACCGTGACGACGACCTGGTCCGCGGGCTCGACGGCGACGATCAACGCGCCGGCCAGCGGCCAGATCATCGTCAATCAGCTCGTCACCGATGCTAACAAGTGCCTGAACCCTGGCGAGTACGTCTCGGCGATCTCCGGCGGGGTCAACCTCACCTTCGGCAACCATGCGATGGCGGTTGCGCCCGGCTGCCCGGTGACGGGCGCCGATACGCTGACGTTCTCCCACATCGCCGGCAACCCTGGCGCGTCGGCGATGCCATCGAGCGTCACCGTCTCGACCAATCAGACTTCGGCGGTGTCGGCCGGCACGTCGTCCACCATCACGGTGTCGGCCAAGTTCCCTGGCTCCACGAACACCTACACCGTGACGGCCGGCGATCCTTCCGCGGACTACGAGACGACCTTCTCGGCCGCCGAACTTCAGACCCTGTGCGCGTCGTCGGTGACGTCGTGCCCCATCGCGGTGAACGGCCTGGCGGAAGCCTACATCGGCGGCACGGTGGCGATCCTCAACACTGCCAACGGAAACGACGGGAACGCCTGCGACTGGTGGGGCAACTTCAACGGCATGGGGTGCGGCCCAGGCACCACCGGCAACGCAGCTTACATGGGCCCCGCCGGCGGGGTGACGAGCGCCTGGAAGTCCAGCATCAACCTGCACGACCTCTCCGCCTATAACGACCTGGGGGGCAGCGCAGGCCCCTGCGTGTGGATCGACGGCACAGGGGGCGGCGGAACGACGATCACATCCGCGAACAACGGCTGCACCGATCCAGGCTCAGGCAATCGCTACACCCAAGGCCAGGTGGGCACGACCGGGAACCTCCGCACCGCCGTCGAGGCGTTCAACAACGCCCATGGGCGGGGCTCGACGCTTGAGGGAATGATCGTCTGCTACACCCATGCCGCTTCGCCGATCACGGGCGGCTTCGGCGGCTCGCTGAACAATAACTCGCTGTTCCCGGCCAACACGCCCAGCCTGACGCTGACATCAGCGGTCGCCGGCACGGTGTGCAACCCCGCCGCCGGGCAGGGCGATGTGCAGACCAACGTGGTCTGGCAGGACTTCGCCGCCGGCACGACGAACGCCGCGGTGCCCGCCTACACGCGCGTCTCAAACATGGAGATCCTCAACTCGGCGAGCCATTCCAACTTCGGCTGCGGGGACACCCAGAGCACAACCTTCGGCAGCGCCGGGTCCGGCCACTTCAACACCGGCCAGATCACCTTCGACGATGACTATTTCGTCGCCACGACGGCGGGGATTGTCGCCAGCGGCTGCTACAACGTCGTCAACCTCAATCCTCTCGTCGACGAATACACGGCTGACGCCAGCTTGTTGAGGTCGTCCAGCGGCTCCTCTACCGCCTATGTCATCACCGGCCAGCTCCTCGGAGGGACGGTGGTGAGCAACCCGGCCAGCGCGGCCGGCTGGTATGTCTACAACACCATGGGCGTGATCTCGTTTGGCATCACTCCCAGCGAGGACTCCCAGAACCGGCAATTCGGCATCAACCAGGCCCGGCCCGAGCCGACGGGCTTTGTGTACGCCGATAACAAGACCATGGGCATGTCGAACACCTGGCTCAGCGCCTTTGGCCGCAGCAACGTGGCTATCGCCGACAACATTATGGAGGGTGCAGGACTGGGAGCCGTGCCCGTCTGCCGCTTCGCCTGGGACAATACTCTAAACAGTTTTCACCACGTGATCGTAGCGTTCAACCTATGCGTCGGCCAGCGGACCAACTGGTTCTACGATGAAGCGACGCTGATACCAGCCAACTCGGGCCAGGGATCCGGCGTTCAGACAACTTCGACAACCGGGGGCGCGCTGGCCAAGTTTACAGTCCTGCAGGTCGACCAGAGTTCTTCAGCATCTGCGCCGACAGGCTCGAACTGCTCTACGCCCTTGACCGGCGCCTGCGCGCCGTTGACTACAGAGACGATCGGCACAGGGACGGCAACCGGCAGCTTTACATTCTTCACGCCTGTCAACAGCAACTATTTCTGGCTCTCCTGCGCCTCGAACGGCGCGTCGGCGCCGACATCGATAGCCAACCTCTGCCAGGGCTACTACACCAACCCGACAACCGGCGCGGCCGTAGGCTCCGCCGTCGCGCCCGTTGACCTGGCCGCCGTGCCGGGCAACTCGCTCGTCACCGTGGTCAATGCCGCAGGGAGCGCCTACACGCCCCTGGTCCCCTGCACCAACAGCACTTCCCCCTGCGCCGTGCCGCAGATGATGCACACGGAGACCAATGTCTTCTTGCTGGCCAACATCGTGGCCGTCCCTGACATCCAGAACGACACGTCCTCGGGCAACGGTCCGATGGGCGCGTCGCGGATCAGCGACTGGGAGGCGATGTACCGCGTCGGCGGCTGGGGCGAAGTCGATCTCAACTACGCCAACCTCGCCCCTCAGTATGGCCCGGCCGGCTCCACGACCTCGTCAGGCGACATGTACAACGCCGCCGGCTACCTCGACAGCGTTAACCCCTCAAGCCGCAGCGCCACAGCGATCGACCATTCCTGGGTGCCCTTCCTCGAGGCGCGCTTCTATGGCGGCGGCGCGGCCAATGCGGCGACCGGGCTGAACCTCGGCGAGGGGCTCTACTGCCCGGCCGGTGGGACGGGCTCCAACGCCTACGGGCGCATCCCAGGGCTCTCCGACCCGTACTACCCCTGGGCGCTCACGGTCGCGCCCTACGACGTCACCGGCGCCGCCCGGATCGCGGGCGGGAATGCCGGCCCCCTCGAATACGGGTGTTTCGGATGAGCACCTCGGTCCAGCTGCAGGATCCTGGCGAGACGCTCGATTATTCGGTCGACTGGACGGTGAGGCTGGCGGCCGGGGACAGCGTCGCCACCTCAGCGTGGGCGATCTCGCCTTCGGGCCCGACGCTGTCGGGTGCCACGGAAACAGGAAGCGTCGCCACGACGCTGGTCACCGGCCTGGTCCTGGCCGGGATCTACCGCCTGACCAATACGGTGACCACGGCCGAGGGGCAGACGATGCGGGAATCGATCACCATCCGGTGCTTCCCGGGATGAACCCGATCGTCACCGCGCCGCCGGCGGCCTATCCCGTCAGCCTCGCCGAGGCGCGGCGCCAGCTGAAGTTCGACACCGACGACAGCGATGTCGACCTGGCTGGCTGGATCGCTG